TGAATAGTGCCGAGAAACACGGGGTTAGACCACACCCGAAAGACGAGAACCGCGGAAAGACGCGGAAGTTCACCAAGACACACTGGCAGAAGGGGGCAATCGTGGCCGAGACTGCAGAGCAACAGCGCACACGCATCCTCGCAGACAGTGACTGCTCCCCCGTCGACTACGACCTAGCACTTGCGCTCGGCTACCAACCCGAATCATGGGATGGCATGTGGAAGCTCACAGCCCGCGACACGTTCACCTACCGTCACGGGTGTGTCATCGCACGCGAAGCCGTCAACGCAGAGGTCACACGCCTGGTCGCTCACCCCCTGCCCGAAGGGTGGAGCCTAATCGAGGACCAGCGCGTCACGTTCGTATCACCAAGGGATCAGGCGTGGGCCAAGGCTCATGCGCGTATGTAGCATCCCTGGCTGTCCCACCATCTACGCCGGCACAGACTCACGCTGCCCCGCACACAAGGCAGAAGCCAGAGCCAAGCGCACAGACAACCGCGTGTACTCAACCGCAGGGCATAGGCGATTCCGTAACGCCGTGCTCGAGCGTGACCCCATCTGCGTCGTGTGTGGCATCGCACAATCAACAGTGGCCGACCACTACCCCACAGACCGCGTTGACCTAGTAGACCAAGGGCTCGACCCCAACGATCCACAGTACGGACGCGGGCTATGCGCAACGTGCCACAACAAGCACACAGCAGCCACGCGACCTAGCGGATGGAATGCACCACGCTAGCCCCTCAGGCAGGCGCACAAGGCCAGCCAGAGGGGCGTCGAGAGGGCACCTGAACCGACCCAACAGGGGTGGGGAGGGGCCCCCAAACGGGACGTTCCCAAAGGTCGCCGGGTAGGTGGCTATTTGGTGCGGTGGGTTCAAGATGTCCCCGTTTCGCGCAATGCGGGCCGGTTTCTGATGCGGCGCAATGCTGCTTGAGGGGTGATTGATCATGGCTTCAGGTGGAGCGCGTAATCGTTCTGGCCCTCAGGTGAATCCTGCTTCTGCTCGTTCGGATCAGCGCGGATTGTCGTTTGTAGCGTTGCCAGCTGAGGGTTTCCAGGGCACGCCCCCGATCTTTTCCCTGCCGAATCCTTCTGATCGTGAGCTCGATGTTTGGGCGCAGGCGTGGAGGACTCCGCAGGCGTCGATGTGGGCGAAGGAGTCGTGGAGGGTTCGCACGGTTGAGCAGTGGGTTCGGTGGTCTGTCCGTATGGAGGATCCTGAGGCTCCCGCGTCAGTGGTGGCTGGTGTTCTGCGCATGGCTGACCAGATTGGTCTGTCCCCTGCGGGGTTGAAGGAAAACGGCTGGGCTTTGTCCGTCGACCAGGTTTCCAAGAGGCGTGAGGCTAAGCCTGAGGCGGCGGTTCTGACGCGTCGGCTGCGGGCTGTCTCGAATGAGTGACTACCTTGTCAACTTCCCTACTCTGGGCGACCTCGCTGATTCGTGGCTGACTCAGCACGCCCGGGTGCCGGATAAGTTCCGCCGCGGCGATCCGTTCGTCCAGTCTGACTGGCAGTTTTGGTGCACGACGAACCATTACCGGGTTCGGCCTGAGGCTCAGTGGTTCCCCGAGAACCCCCTGCTAAACCAAGCTTTCACATACCGTCGTTCTCAGATCGTTGCTCCTCAGAAGACGGGCAAGGGGCCGTGGTCGGCTGGCATCACCTCGTTTGAGGCTGTCGGCCCGTCGCTGTTCGGTGGGTGGGCTGGCAAGGGTGACGGGTATGCCTGTTCTGACTTCGGCTGCGGTTGCGGTTGGGAGTACGAGTACCTCAAGGGCGAGGCGATGGGCATTCGCAACCCGTCGCCGCTGATCCAGTTGACGGCCAACTCTGAAGACCAGGTGATGAACGTCTACCGTCCGTTGACGGCGATGATCAAGCTCGGGCCACTGTCGGATCTGATGTTGATTCGTGAGGGTTTCATTCGCATCATCGGCCATTCTGGCGATGAGGACATGGACCGTATTGACGCGGTGTCGTCGTCTGCTCGCTCGCGGGTTGGTAACCCGATCACGTTTGCTTTGCAGGACGAGTCGGGCCTGTACACGAAGCAGAACCACATGATCGATGTGGCTGATGCTCAGCGGCGCGGTGCGGCGGGCATGGGTGGCCGGACGATGGAAACCTCAAACTGTTGGGACCCGTCGCAGAATAGCGCGGCCCAGCGCACGTTTGAGTCGACTTCGGCTGACGTGTTCAAGTTCTACCGCAAGCCGCCGGCTGATCTGTCCTACATGAACAAGCGTGATCGTCACAAGATTCACAAGTTCGTCTATGACGGTTCCCCGTGGGTTGACCTTGGCTCGATCGAGGCTGAGGCCGCTGAGATGATCCAGACGGACCCGGCGCAGGCTGAACGATTCTTCGGCAACCGGATCGTGTCGGGCTCGGGGTCGTGGATGGACATTGACGATTGGTCCAAGCGCGCCAAGCCGATCACGGTGTCTCCGCGCACGAAGGTTTGCGGCGGATTCGACGGTTCAGACAACAACGACTGGACCGGCATCCGACTCGAGACCGCTTCCCAATACCAGTTCACGCCGACGTATGACGTTGGTGGGGACAAGCGGCCGACACTTTGGAATCCTGCTGAGTGGCAGGGGCGCATTCCTCGATCCGAGGTCATGACGGCGTTCGACTACATCGAGGCCAATTTCGAGGTTGTCCGGTTCTATCTTGACCCGCAGTTCTGGGAGTCCGAGATCGACCTGCTCGCTGAGAAATACGGCAGGTCGAAGTACGTCAAATGGCCGACGAACCAGATCAACCGCATGTATGGCGCGCTCGAGCGGATCCGCACGGACGTTCTGAACCTCGATTCGGAGTTCAGTCACGATGGCGACCCTCAAATGGCCTTGCATGTGGGCAACGCAGTCATGCGAGCTCGCCCTGGTGACAAGTACATCGTGGGCAAGCCAGCAGACCACCAGAAGATCGACCAGCTGATGTCGGGCGCGCTCGCGCACGAAGCAACGATGGATGCCCGTAATTCTGGCGACTTCGCTGCTGAAGAAGACGAATATTCCTGGATTATGTAGCAGAAGGAGGGCTGATGGATTCCGCCGAAGCCCTCACTCTGATCAACCGTATGTACGTCCGTTTGGGCAACCGCCGTCCGGAAATCGACATGTTCGAGAAGTATTACGCGGGCGATCAGAAGCTGACGTTTGCCACGGATGAGTGGCTGAAGGCGAACGGCGCCCGGTATTCGGAGTTCTCCGATAACTGGTGCGCTTCGGTGTCGAATGCTACGGCGGAGCGCACGAAGATCACTGGCCTCAAGCTCCGCGGACCTGACCCGATGGTGCGCGATGCTGGCACAGCTAAGCGGGCGTCTGATCTGTGGGACGAGTGGTCCAAGAATGAGATGGATGCTCAGTCGTCGCAGGGCTTTCTCACGTCGTTCAATGCGAAGCGATCCTATGTCCTCGTGTGGGGCTCTGGGAACGACGCGGAGATCACGTGGGAGCACCCGTCAAATGTGGAGATTGAGTACGACTGGATGAATCCGCGGAAGCGGAAGGCTGCGTTGAAGACGTGGGTTGATGAAACCAACGAGTACGCGACGCTTTACACGCCCGAGTATCTGTGGAAATTTCAGCGGCCGCGTTCTGCGCTGTCTATCCAGGGTTTGCCGCAGTCGGTGCAGATGGAGATCCGTTCTTCGGGTGCGTGGGGCGCGTGGAAGCCTCGCGACGGGTCGGAGAAGTGGCCGCTGCCGAATCCGATGGGTGTTGTGCCGATCGTTGAGGTTCCCAACCGGCCCATGCTGCGAGGTGAACCTGTTTCGGAGATTGAGAACGTCATTCCGAAGCAGAACGCGATCAACCTTCTGTGGGCGTATCTTTTCTTCGCTGCTGACTACGCTTCGATGCCGGCGCGTGTTTTGCTCGGTGCGAAGCCTCCGATGCGGCAGATTCTTGATGCTGCCGGCCTCAAGGTGGGCGAAGAGCCGCTGACGATGAAGGCGTTGAACGAGACACGGTTCGCCGTGTTCTCGGGTGACAACGCGAAGATCGACCAGTGGGACGCGGCGAAGCTGGACGTGTTCACGGATGTCATCGAGATTCTTGTCGGGCATATTGCCTCGCAGACGCGCACCCCGCCGACGTACCTGATCTCCAAGACGGGCATGTCGAACGTGAACGGTGAGGGGTTGAAGGGGTCGGAGATCGGCCTGGTCAAGAAGGTGCTGGAGTTTCAGACCTTCGCGACTCCTGCCGCGCGTGAGATCTTCCGCCTGGTTGCTTTGGCGAAGGGGGACCCGAAGCTCGCTGAGGAAGTGCGCCTGTCTACGATCGTGTGGCAGAACCCGGAGATCCGGTCTGAAGCACAGCTGGCCGATGCCTTGCAGAAGAAGCGGGCGATGGGCTATCCGCTCGATTGGATCATGGAGATCGATGGCATTGACCCGTACGACATGCAGCGCATTCGACAGATGATCGAGGCCGAGCAGAACGACCCGCAGATAGCAGCTGCGACGAGGGGGCTGGCTTCCATTGCAAACCCTCCAGTCGGCGGATAAGTACTACCAGCAGCAGCAGCACATTGCGGCTGCGACGGCGGGCCTCGCCAAGAAGCATTGGCGGGGCATGACGGACGATTTCAGCACGTCGTGGGCGCAGGTTGCCCCGGTGCTGATTGAGTCCGTCCAGTTGGGCCGTGCGGCTGTTGTGGCTACGTCTGTGGGCTATACGGCGGCGGTTCTGGATGAGACGGGCCAGAGGGCATCGCAGTTCGGCACATTGAACCCGGAGGCGTTTCTGTCTCAGGCTCCGAATGGGCAGACGATGGAGGACGTGCTCGCGGGTGCTGTCGTTCAGTCGAAGATGGCTGTGAAGTCTGGGGCGACGTCGCAAGAGGCGTTGGCGCATGCCGCCCTGTGGCTGACGGGCGTTGTCTTGACGGTCATGGCCGACACTGGCCGCTCTGTAGTCGGCGTCGACATCGCACAGCACCCCACGCTCACCGGGTACACGCGGATGCTGAACGCGCCGTCATGTTCGCGCTGTGTGATCCTGGCCGGCAAGTGGTTCAAGTGGAACGAAGGTTTCCTTCGGCACCCGCGGTGCTTTCCTGCTGGCACGCTTGTTTCGGGGCCCGCTTCCGCCGCGGCCTCGCGGCGGTGGTACGAGGGTGAATTGGTCATCCTCCACACGGCCAGCGGCCAGCGCCTCCCCGTTACCGGCAATCACCCGATACTCACCGATCAAGGATGGGTCCCGGCGAACCTGCTCAATGAAGGTTACAGCGTAGTCCGCAGCACCCTCAGTGAGGGCGCTGCGCCCCTCGAAGTCCCAAATGAACAGCAGAGCCCAGCCCTGATTGAGGATGTATGGGGTTCGGGCCGCATGGGCGGCCTTAGCCGAGTGAAAACCTCCCCCGAGGATTTCCACGGCGACGGCTCCCACGGCGAAGTCGATGTTGTATTTGCCGACCGCAACCTGCGGAGTGGGATCGTATCCACGAGCGGTGAGCCAGTCGAACATGGTGCGCTCGCCGCCCTTGTCAATACGCCCAGCACGTTCCCTGCCTTTGGCGTGGGTGACCATTCTCTCGAAGGTCAGGGGGACGCCGCGAACGGCATCGTGGGCAGCCTTGGCCTGCGCGGCCAGTTCGGCGCTGGTCATTTTGCTAGCGCGGACCTTGCCCGCATCGGAGTGGCTTCGGATTGGTACGCCGGACTCGATGAGTCGACGGCGCAACACATCTCGGCTCACACCGAACTCTTTTCCGAGGCTGTACTCGCTTTGTCCGCTCGTGTACTTCGCCGCAATGAGATCGACGGGCAGGATGATGTTTCGCCTCGGTGGGATGCCCCTTCGGTTCCGTTCACGGTGGAGAGTCGAAGCGCTTATGTCGAGCGCGGAGAGGATCTTCGCCTGCGGCTCGCCAGCCAGGTAGAGCTTGATCGCGTTGTCGAGGTGGAGCGTGTCCAGTGGAGCGGCCATGTCTACAATCTCACTTCTTCGGAGGGTTGGTATTCTGCCAACGGTCTAATTGTATCAAATTGTGACTGTCGCCACATCCCCGCATCTGAGGATGTAGCCGGCGACTTGCGCACGGACCCCTACGCCTACTTCAACTCGCTCTCGAAAGAGGCGCAAGAGAAGGTGTTCGGTCGCAGCGAGGCTCGTGCGATCAATGACGGCGGCGATATTTACCGTGTCGTCAACATCAAGCAGAACGGGCTAGCGACGGCTCGCGGCCACGCCCGCTACGGCACCCCCTCGCGGATGACCGTTGACGACATTTACCGCACTGCGGGACACCGGACGAACGCGATCCGGATGCTTGAGGAACAGGGGTACATCACGGGCCCACAGGTTCGCGGTGGCAACATCCTCGGCAACGGCCCCGTGGCTCAGGGCTTCGGCCAGCTCGGCAAGGGCGGCAAGGCTCGCGCGGCAACTGACTCTGTGCTCAAGGCCAACTTGACGGGCGTGCGTGACCCGCTGAACCGTTACACGATGACCGCCGCTGAGCGTCGATTGTTTGATGCAAAGACGCGCCTGGACATCGGCCGCACAGGCATCTACCCGCGCTCGATCGGAAAGAACACGGCTGACAAGTATGTCAAGCCGCGCGCGATCACTCCGGGCGAGCTGTCCACCCTCGAGACGGCATTCCGTAACGAGGTTGCGAAGGTCCCCGCCGCCCCTCAGTCCGTCAAGCGCCTCGCACGCCTGCTGGGCATCTAACAAACTTCCCGCTCCTGTAGCGGAAGAACGGCACGCGCAACGCGCGCCAACCACCCCAATAAC